CAAATTATTTTACTCTCAAGGATTTTTTATAGTTCAAGATTTGGGCCAATAAAGAGAGTAGAGAATGGTGTGGATGTAGGGGTTGGAGGCGCAGCCGGGGATGTAGGGGTTGGGGCGCAAGTCGAGGGGTTGGGGCGAGGATTTCTGGGAGGCGGCGGGCCGCCGGGCGGGAAAAACTATACTGGCATCTTTTTTTCATTAAGACAATCTCGATAGCATTGAGTAGGTTAAAATTGCCATCGAACATTAACGTGCTATAATTTTGCAGAACACTTCTGAGGATGAAAAAATGTCTCAAATCACTATTGAAATAAAAATAAACAAGGGTTGTGGCCAATTTCCTTGTCCGACAGAGACGGGCGGTGGTAATGAGTCAGGCGGCAACAATAATAATGGTTAAGCGAGAAAATATGAACTCATACGCGCACTTCAACTTTGAAATTGGTAATTATTTTGACAGATACTCATCTTTCGGGATGCCTAAATTAAAAACCATTGATTTTGAGTTGCCAAAAAATTTTAGATTGAAGGCATATAGACGCACAAGGATCAAAAATGTTTCAAAAGAACAAGATTTGTGCCACTTTTTTATAAACGATGAATCAATGTTGACTGCTTTTTCAACACCTAAAACCACTGTTGAATATCTAAAGAATTATTACGCGGTTCTTGAACCGAATTATTCAGTATACACGGATTGGCCTTTAGCCTTGAGTGTCTTTAACACTTACAGAACGCGCTGGTGTGGTAGATATTGGCAAGAGAACGGTTTAAAGGTTATCCCAACTGTAGTCTGGGGCCTGAGAGACACTTACGGCTTTTGTTTTGATGGGATACCTAAAAATAGCATTATAGCAATTAGACCCCCGCCAAATTTCGGCAAGGGTTTTAATGCCAAAGAAATAACTGAGTACTTGGACGGGCTAGACTTAATGCAGTTCATTCTAAAGCCAAAAATCATAATTGCTTTTGGAAAACTTGAAAAATATATCAAAAAAGATATCGAAGTGATCACTGTAGAATCAAAGCGGAAAGATTCCAGTATCTTGGTCAGGGTTTAAACGTCATATTGACAGACTAGCCCGCCTTGTGCGACATAAAGCGTTGTTCCATTGAAATAGCAATTTGGGCTGGTTATATTTGGGAATTCGCTGGGAGCAAAGCTGCCCAACAATGTACCGCTTGAAATATCCCAAGGAGTTGATAGATTATATTGCTCGCACACATTCAGTACCACATTGGCCACGATTAGATGTTCGCCGTCAATACAAAAGGCGCTACTTGCGCGGGGTGTTGGCACCAGTGACGATATAGAAGTTGGCTGCATTGTCGTTATATCCCAATTTGTCGTTAATGCACCTGTTTCTATCGAGTAGTTGCCGTCTCCATGTGAATAGTCCGCAGTTATCTCTGAGCCGTCACTTTTGAAATAAAAACCAGTATAATAACTACTTTCTAATGGCGGCATATCTTCGCTGCCTTCGTATGTAACGACGTTTATATTCCAAGGGTTTGTTAGTGTGAATTTGGATATTCTTTCATAATTATCAGTTATAAACATTTTTGTGCCTGAGCTATCGACAAACATTCCGCCACTTGCAGCACTTATAACGTAAGGGCCAATCCCAAATCTATCTGTATAAACTGCTGTACTAACATCCCATGGGGTGCTTAAATTATATTGGTACACGAACTCAAGGTTGAAGTGTGTGACAAGCAAGATGTCGCCAGTTGTTGAAAAATAAATACCTCGAATACCACTAAGACGCCCAACATCTTCAAAACAGTATGTCGCGGTTGTCGAGAGCGTGGTTATATCCCAATGAGCCGTAGTGCCGGTTTGAGCTTGCGCTAACAATTTAGAGTACAGCATATGTTTCTAAATCCCTTTCTGTCGAGCCCATAAAATAATTAACTTGGATATTTCTTGCCTCATCAATAGTTGGGCGTTCTGATGAAACAATTTCCAAACCGTTATATACAACTACATCCCTTAAATAAAAAGCGTATTTTTCTATATCAAATGGGAAATAAATAGGCTCGTCCGTGATATTGCCGGTTAGCTCATCAACAATGGTGGCCCTGATTACTTTTGTGCTGCCATCCTCATTTTCAATCCTTTGGTATCCCTGTTGGATGCCGGCGTTATGACCTAAGTAATGCCAAACACCTATGATTTCCGGTGCTAACCCTAAATCTGTCAAGGTGTCATTCACCGCTTGGATAGAGTTTATAGAGCTTAAATTCCCTTGATAGGCTGCACGCCCATTAATTTCACGACATTCTGGCAATTGCGATACATAATCGTATTGGCGAAATACTGCCATTTGCTCAGGCGTTAAATGATCAGTCATTATCGACATTGAAAAAATCACGTTATACATAATTAAACCTGCTCACCTTTTAATCGCAAATGAAAAGGAATGAAACTGTTTAGTCTTTGATTGTAAAAGAAAATTAAAACATATGTTCCTAAATCCCTTTCTGTCGAGCCCATAAAAGAAACTTGGGTATTTTTTGCCTCATCAATAGTTGGGCGTTTTGACGAAACAATTTCCAAACCGTTATATACAACTACATCCTTTAAATAAAAAGCGTACTTTTTTATATCAAATGGAAAATAAATAGGCTCGTCCGTGATATTGCCGGTTACCTCATCAACAACGGTGGCACTGATTATTTCTGTGCCATCCTTATTTTCAATCCTTTGGTATCCCTGTTGGATGCCGGCGTTATGGCCTAAGCAATGCCAAACACCTATGATTTCCGGTGCTAACCCTAAATCTGTCAAGGTGTCATTCATCGCTTGGATAGAGCTTATAGAGCTGAAATTCCCTTGATAGGCTGCACGCCCATTAATTTCACGACATTCTGGCAATTGCGATACATAATCGTATTGGCGAAATGCTGCCATTTGCTCAGGCGTTAAATGATCAGTCATTATCGACATTGAAAAAATCACGTTATACATAATTGAACCCGCCTTACTTTTAATTGCAAAAAGGGAAAGAAACCGCCTAGCTTTTAATTGCAAAAAAGAAAAGGAAAGAAACCGCTTAGTCTTTGATTTTAAAAGAAAATTAAAATTATCCATTATAAATATCAAACCTTTTAATAGTCCCGTTCCAGAATGCAGTGTTGTCGTTCTTTCTACCTATATAGAATGTGTCACCTGAGTTCATATCTCCTGAAAAACTAACTGGAGTTGCGTAGGTGTCATTTAACTTCCCTTTTAATATATCAGGAGTCCATTCAAAGTAAATCTCATCAAGTGTGCCGTCATCACTGCTTGCGCCTAAAATAATGGTGTTTGTCCCGTCGGTGCCTTTCAATAAACCATCTGTATCTTGATAAACCCCTGTAGCATTTCCAAAATCAACAACCCAATAAACGCCATTAGCATTAAATCTATTTGAGGTCGCTGTAATTATAATACTTCCCTTTACATCATTGAAATCATCAGTTTTTTCATACGACAATTTATCTGCAATTCTTGTAGCGGATGCGCCACCAGTAATAATAAAACTTGTAGCAAAATCACCCTGTTCAACTTGTGCGTAATCTAAAGAACCATTAACAGTACACCCTAAACTTGTAGTCGTTGTTGTTATTGTTATAGGATTTCCTTCTGTAACTGTTCCAGAACCTGCACCAGATAGCACGATATCACCAGTCCCTATAGCTGAAATTGTGTAGGAAGTGGTATTAGTAACTGTAACCGATTGAGTCGCTGGAGCATTGGAATTTAAAAATAAATTTGTTCTCTGCTCTTCAATCAATATCCCTTTTTTTGTACTTTCCGCTATATTTGAACCTACTGTCTCTGTAACTACCCCATTTCCATCAACAGTGTTCCCGTTTTCAGTCCCATAATATTTCGGGAAGAGATTAAAATTAATAAGCGTTCCGTGGTTGTTGTTACTGCTATCATAAACTATAGACCCCTCTCTCTCGTTCACATCCCAACTTCCCACTAGCTGGTCGGTCGGTGTTTGATGATTAAAAAGTTGGGTTCTTTCTTCAGCAGAAAGAACCTTATTATAGATTCTTGTCTCTTTAATTCCGCCAGTGTACGCTGAAGTTGTCCTGTTCCCATAAAAATTACCAATATGAAAATCTCTATCATTAGCATCAAGTAATCCTGTTACATCTTTTGTTACTACCTGAAGGACATTATCAATGTACAATCTAGCGATATTGGAATTAATTTCTAGTATTACATGTCTCCACGCACCATCATCATTAACTGCACCAGAACCCATTTGAAGATAACCAGCGGTTCCGAAATATGCAGCAAATCTACCGTTTGTTAGTTTTGCGATATTGTATCCGCCCAAATCACCCACATTCTGCCTCGTTACAATCCCTGCAATGGAGGGTTGACTGACTGCTTGTGCATACACAGAAACCGTGAAATTATTGGTTAATGCTAAAGCGGGGATTAATCCCATGTTTATATAGCCGCTCCCGTCAAAATTCAAATACTCGCTTTGCCATTGAGGCAAGGTAAATTCAGAGGGGTTTTGGTTCGATTGGCCATTAACAACCTCAAGTTGTTTTTGAGATACATAAAAAGGAGTGGTACCTTGTGGCCGCAGTACAAACATAACATCCTGTGAACTAGGAACTACCGAAAAATCAGATGGAGTAGATACTCTTTGCCATTCTGTAGTTACTGAAATTGTTTTTTGTACAGTTGCGAAACCTCTCATAAAAAAATCAGTTGTTCCAACAATAACATCGATAGGAGTATCAGCTCTTAGCCATACAGAACCAGTAACCTCTAAACCCACAAAAGAATTTAAATCACCAGAACGAAGACACCCAAGCCTTGTGTTGGCGGTAGTTGTCGATACCTCATTTGCCATTTTACCATTATTCACAGCCCCATCGCCGATTGTCCATACACCATCAATCGTTCTAAAGTCAGAGGTGGAGTATGTATTAATGGCGTAGTTGTAGACTCTCCTTGCACCCTCAAATCTAGCCTCTCCTGTGAGAGATTGTTTTTGTAGCTCTTCAAAATCAGTGACTATAGCAGTTGAATTTCTTTCAAATAAAGCGTCGTATAGTGAGCTAGAAAAATTCAACACTGAAATAAGAGTATTGCGGATAGAGGATTGAAAAATCCCTAACGTGGTACCAAGTAACATTACTTTATCTCCGTTATGCCAATGCAACCAAACTGGTAGCAGTCGTATCTGTATCGAAAACTCTTATAAATTGCCCAACTAAGATAAATCCTGCCGGCAAATTGACAAAAGTTGCCTCGTCCTCAAATAATGTTAAAGCTTTTATATTGCCGGCTGCCCCAATATATATACCGCGTGTAACAAAATCCAAGTTTATAGAGTCGCTTGGAACTATGGCCACTGCTCTTGCTGGTGGCGCAAGTAATCCAGTTGTGTATTGATTATATTCGTCCATATTTTTTCTCTAAAAAAAAGGGCACCAGTAATGATGCCCTAGTGATAAATAAATAGCTTGTGATTATTTTGGTGTGACAACTGTCAGCTTATCCTTTGCTTAAAAGGACAGCTTTAATTGTACCAGTTGCACCCGTAGCAGCTACCTCAGTAGCTGTAAGTATTACCAGCCTATCTTCGTTTGAAGAATCCATAAAAGCTAAATCCGGCTTATTTACGTGGACAATATTTGTCGCGCCAGTTTGGCAAAAGTCGGAGTCTGCCATAAATAAATCTTCGTCGCCTGATGCTATAGTGCCGTCTTTGTCGCCAACACCTACGTCAAAAGTAATTGTAGGCGTGCCATCCGTGTCTAATGGAGTATTGACATAAAGAATCAAATCAACAGGGATTTCGCCGGCGGGAATTCTAAGTAACTCAATAGTATCATCCGCTTCAATGTCGCCACCTACTATTTCAATTACGCCAGTGTTTGCAGTAATTGTTGACGCTGCACTTGAGAATGAAGAACTTTTTTTGGATGCTACAGATTGATAAATAGCCATTAATTTGTCTCCTAAGTAGGTTCTGTCGCTGCGGTATCAATTGCCATAACACCAAAGTCTTGAGAGTTGAAACGCGCTTTTTTAGTGCCAAAGATTGAGCTTGTCGAAATAATAGCAAGGTTGCCATTGTCGCGTGTGGTTTCGTACCAATCATAATGGACTTCTGCGGGGCCACTCTTTCCATACGCAAAAGATAAAGCTTGGACACCTAAAAATAATGCGCGTGCTGCCTCTACGTCGCCGCCTGCACCATAATCATCAAACCTAATAACTTTTGGATGCGAGTGCAAAACAACGCCGTTATAAACGCCTAATTTACCTGTAAAGATTGGGCTGGTTGCCCCGTCTGTAGCAGCCGCTGCTTTTTGTATATCAAGCCATGAGCCCGTATCTGTGCTTGTGCGTAAATCGTATTCCTGCCACGGATTTAGCAAGCAAACATAAAACTCTGATCCGGACAATCTTATTGGCTGCAATGAAATAGTACCATTTGCACCTCCACCAAGCATTGACGCTTTAGCTTTGGCTTTATCCACCAAATTTAATGTGAATTTGTCAGCAGCGACTAAGTCAGCTTTGCCGGTTGCATCGCCGCCATACATTTGATGAGTAGCGTCCGGGGTCTCAAGAGAGTTGTTAGCTCTACCGGTGTAGTCTGTACCTAAAATAAAATCGTCGTTTATACCTCTAGCACCTGATGCGTAGATAAAACAGAGTTCATCTACAAATCGACTCCACCAGTCTGACTCTTTCTCTAAAGCTGCGGCCCGTAAATCATGTATAGTCCGCTTCCTAGTCATTTTCCCACCGCTATTGACCCCACTCCTCGCTTGGTCAATATACATTACATCAGAATGAAAAACTAGGTTTTCTTCTGTACCTTCTTGGAGACTGTCGCCTTCAATCGGGGCGTTCTTTAATTGCATGATTAAATCATAGGTGATTTGTTCACCTTTTGATTTTTCAAGGTCATCAAAAACCAAGACCGGTAACTTCGATGACGGAGGGCCCATAAACCTTGAAGCCCAGTAACTTTGTTTTGGAGTATCTGAAGATAGAGCGGTACTCCACCTTTTAACAGCCTTTGCGTCATTTAATGGTATCTGAGTAGTCGGCATTTTAAATCCTCTATTGTGAAGCTAGATAATTGTTACGTTCCTGAGCAGATAACGCTTGAAATGCATCCGCTAATTTCTTGCCTTTTAGCTGATCTAGCTGCTCAAAGATACTATCCGGTGTCTTATTGCCGTCAATATCCCTAATAGAATTGGGGGCTGGTACAGGGTTTGTAGAATATCCTCTAAAACCGCCCAAGCTATCAGATGCTTTTTGCATTATCTCTAATGACGCATATTCTGCACCTTCGTCTTTTTTCATCTTTTCAACTATCCCATTGAATGCAGCATTAATGATAGGGTCGTTTTGGATATCTGGATTTTGAGAAAAAAAGATTTTTTTCTCATTGGTTTCACTGACTTGCTTTAACCGGCTATCTATTTGAGATGATATCAAATCTTGTATCTTTTTAACATCAAAACCGCCATCTTTAGGCTCCTTTGTAGTAGCTGGAGGTGTGGCCACGATATCTGGAGGTTGCGCCACTGGTTTTGATGCAGTAGCAGGGACTATTGAATCGTCCGTCGTTGCTGTCGCCGCCTTTTTAGGGCTTGCAACTGGTTTATCTTTTGGCGGCTCTGGTTTATCCGTCTTGCCTTGAGGGACTGTATTGTCCACGTCCAACTGCTTTGGCTTGTCTGGTGCGTCTGTCGTTGCATTGTCACTCATCACTTTTCCTTTAAAATTAACCTGTAGTTACCGATTGTATTGATGCGCTACGAGTGCTTTCTGGTAACGCACGCTTACCTTGTTTATTTAACAACCTTATCCTATCAACCATCTCATCCTTCATGGCAAAATCTGTGCTCTCTATCAACAAATCAAGCAAGTTTAAGACTACATCTGGCTCTAAATTCTGCAAAAGTGCCGACATCATGGCAAATTGGGCGCGTCTTTCAGAGTATGCGAACGGCCTTAATGAAACAATAAAATCAACATGATGATCCAATAAGGTTTGATTTTTCAATGAATAAGTCTCAACTTCTTCTATACTTTTTTCAGTAATGACACTAAATTTAGTGTTTTTCATATAAATTGCGGATAATTGCAATAAATAATTGCCCGCAGATTTTATATGGGATTGCAAATTTTCAAAGATTTCTTTGGTGGCAATATACGCTTGCCTTTGTTTAAGTGAAATAGCCTCGCCACTTAATTCCTTTGTTGTCTCACCTAATATTTCATCAGATAAGCCGGCAATATCCTTGATGTATTGTTTATCTTCGTCAGCCAACTCAATATGTTCTTTAGCTATATTGATATGGTCAGTTATCTCAAGATCAAACCCTGAGTTTTTAACAATGATCCCGTCGGGCCTAGCTAACTCCTCTTCAAAGTCGCTGATATCTGAAATTGCGCCCGCTTCGATCACCGCTTGTTTTGAAATAAGGAGTGACAACGCTTTGCTGCGGCGTTTGTTTAAATCTGTCTGGGCATCTTTAATATTTCGCGTGATGCCGTATGGTAATTTGCTCAGCCCATCTCTGTACGCCCATATTGGGATGTAAGGAAATTTGCCCGCTGGATATGGGGAGTCGGTTGGTGGCGTGATGAATTGGCCATCGCCTGTAAGTATTGCATATTTTACCACATCTTTATTAACTTTATACCAACACTCTAACAAGAGTGAATGAGCATTAGAATCTGCAAAAATAAGAGTGCTAGGGTAATTGTGACTCAATACGTCGTTTTTTACATATTTAGCTCTGAATATGTATTTAGCGTCTCTCAGGTCAGGCTTTATAGAGTTTATATCCCAATACATCTCGCGCCAGTCAATATAATTAATTGCAAAGTCATCTTGATCTCTGCCGTATTCAACCCAACCAATGCCGACTCGTATTGCATCCTCAAAGGCAGCACCCCATTCTTGCATAACATTATGTTTATCAGAGATATATTTAAAAACCTTGGTTTGAAAATCGGCTGCCTTCACGTCACTATTGTTTCTGGGCAATACTTGCCAATCCATTTTCATCTCTGAAAACGTCCCTTTATACCAGCGTATGATCCTTAGGATGTTATTGAACACAAGTGGGGCTTGCCCGCGTGTCTCAAGTACATATCTCTCTTCAGGTGTCCATTGCTCACCGTCACAAAAGCGAGAATCTTCTTCTTGTTTTAATCTATTCGCAAGGTGTAATCTTTGAGTCTCACTCCACCATTCAAGTATTTTAGCTTCGTCATTCATAAAACCGCCCAGCATTTAATTGTAAAAAGAAAAAAAAACAATACCCGCCGCAAGGCCGAGATATCGCCCAGTAGCAAAATGCAAAAAAAGAAAACTGAACACCCGCCGCAAGGCCGAGATATCGCCCAGTAGCAAAATGCAAAAAAAAAAGGTTTATTTACCAAATATATATGGCCGATGTGAAAATAAATCAGGCACCGCGTCAATAACTTGGCGTATCAATTTCTTAATCTCACTGGGGTTTAAATTTATCGCTTTTCCAAATATGACCGCGTTATGAATAAGAGCTTTTGTCGGACTACCATCATGTGTGACAAATAGATGAGCGTTATCAATATGTATACCCCAACTAAGGTGTGTTTTATTTGCATCTAATATAAGCCCTGGCTTTACTATACCCTCAACATTGATATACGCCAACAAGATTGAGTATGAATTATTTCTGTAGATTGTCTTCATCTTCGCTTAAAATACCTTGATATATATCAGAAAATATCTGTTCTTGCCTTGATTGTTCATCAAATAGCTTTAAATATTTTGACAACATTATCCGACTATTATTTTTGTCAACAAACTTGTATTGTACAACAGTTTTTTTCTCACCATCTTTTTCTGTTTGCGTCACTTGTAGATTTTGAATAGCACTGGAGCAATGACTAGGGAGTTGGTGAATTGGAATAAGGTTTCCATTCTCATCGAATAGATCGCTAGGATTGAAAAAAGCACTCTCCGCAATTGATTGTATAACCTTTTCTGAAGTTATCGCATATTTATCTTTAATTTCATCCAGTAAATTTTTTAACTCCTCTTGCACTGGAGTTGAGTTAAAGTATCTATGGGCTAAATTTCTGATAGTATTCCAATTTTTCCCTTTATGTTGCGGGAAGGTCGCTAAAAACGACTTCTTGACATTTTGGGATGCCAAATAATGGGCACAAAAAATCTCTTGGTTTTTAACTGATATGTCGAATCTATTCGGTATCACCTCTAACTGATTTGATAAGGTTTCCATATGTTCCCTTCTGACGTAAAAGATAAATTAAAGGCTTGTTTCTCAAGTCAAGAGTGGCGGCTAAACAACTTATACTACATAATCGACAGAGAAGGTAAGAAAGTGTTGTTTAAATGCCGCCCACAGCAAAAAATGTTATTTGATGATATGAAGGATTTTAACATTATTTTGAAGGCACGCCAATTAGGTTTCTCAACCGCTATATGTATATATATATTGGATAGCTGCTTATTTAAATCAAATGTACGCGCCGCCATCATTACGCATACAAGAGAAGATTCTCAATTTTTGTTTAGGGATAAGATAAAATTTGCGTACAACAGTTTGCCGGCGATGATAAAAAAACAAGTGCAAGCTGACACAAACACCAGCTCAGTTGTTTATTTTAGCAATAATAGCAATATCCGAGTCGGGACTTCAATGCGTTCAAGCACACTAAATATCTTGCATGTTAGTGAGTTGGGTAAAATATCCGTAAAATATCCCGAAAAAGCACGCGAGATTAAAACTGGTGCTTTTAATGCAATCCATGATGGCCAAAAAGTCTTTGTTGAATCTACAGCCGAAGGGAAGGTGGGCTTGTTCTACGAATTATGTAAGGCCGCTGAAAACAACACATTGGGCAATAATGTCAAAATGTTCTTTTTCCCTTGGCATGACAACCCTGATTATAGATTGTCCAATGCAAAATTGAACCTTACTGATTCTGAGCGCGAATATTTTGACCGGCTGAAAACTGTGAAAGAACTTGGATTAACAATGCCACAAAAATATTGGTATGTAAACAAATGGCGTAAACAAAGATTAGGAGGCGGAGACTCAATGCATCAGGAATATCCATCGTATCCAGAAGAGGCTTTTGAAATACCTATTGTTGGGGCGTATTTCGGCAAGGAAATTGCCAAATTGTATGACGAAGGCAGGATAACGTCATTTTCACATGAACCCTCAGTACCAGTGAATACCTTTTGGGATATTGGTTATAATGACACAACCGCGATATGGTTTCATCAAAGAATCGGGTTAGAGGATAGGTTTATAGATTATTATGAAGAGAATGGTGAGGTCTTGGCGCATTATGTAAAGATGCTGACAAATAAGCCGTATGTTTATGGGGGCCACTTTCTCCCGCATGATATAAAGGTTCACGATATTAGTAGGCCGGATAGAAAAAGTCGGCTAGAGGTATTGGCAGAGTTGGGATTGAGAAATCTTTATGTAGTGCCAAAGGCTAAAGATTTGTCAAATTCAGTGGAGATGATCAGGGAAGTATTGCCGAGCTGTTGGTTTGAAAAAGAAAAATGTGCCCACGGATTATCTGCGCTTGAAAATTATAGAAAAACTTGGAGTGATGCACTAGACAGATTCACTAAACCATTCCACAATTGGGCCTCAAATGGTACTGATGCCTTTAGGATGTTTGCTACCGGATATATACCGGAGTTGAAAAAAAGTAAAGGTCGAGAGAGGCAGAACTGGAAAACAGTTTAGTGAAATAGCTTTGCGTCTCTTGGGGCGGGTGGGCGGGGACATAAAGAGGGTGAATGTTTTTGGGGCGGGTGGGCGGGGATAAAATGTTATGAATGAATTGGTTCAAAAAATGGCTGAAATTGAAAAGCACCTTGCGAGTCAAAATGGGAGCTTTAAACTTTTCGCCTTATTTCTTAGAGATGGATCGCCAGACAAGTGGGATGTTTTGGTTTCTGCCGACTGGATTAATGCTGATAAACGACAAGCATTGAAGATAATTGTCCAACAATTGACCACTAAACTCAATAAAGATGAACTCATATCTTTGTCTCGCGTTGTTGTTATTGATAAAGACAATCAAGGTTTATCTGAAATAAACACTGAAATACATGACGAGAACATCTTAGGTTTAGATATAAAGTATGGGTTTTTAATTTCATCTCAAGGGATAAAATAGTTCTTGTGTTTCTTGGGGCGGGTGGGCGGGGACACTATAGGGAGGGCGGGCGGGGATATCGGGTGTGGTGGGCGGGGACTACTATGTTGCTTGTTTATGCAATAGAGTATGGACGCTTAAATTTATCGAAGTTATTTGAATGCTGGCGCGAATTACTAAAGTTGTAGCTGAAGGTGGTTTACTGCTGGTATGAAATATTGAAGTGGTAGTTTGTAGCGCAAGTATGAGATTGATAGCACTTTGGAAATTTTGAAAAACCGAGATAGCACGCGGGCTACGGCGTACCATTTAAATAAAACCCTTATTTATCAATACCGTACAAAGATATGGGGTTGGCGCGGTTAAGCAAAAATCCAACCCCAAGCTCAACCCCAAGAGCCATTTATATATAAAACAATGACTTAACCCCCAAATACGGTTGGCGGGGTTAAAAAGCCTCTATATATATATAGGGGTGTAATATAGAGGATTTCCTAATATTTTGACTCCCTATACGTGTGGATATAGACTTTCAACCCCGTCAACCCCACTTGAAATAAATACTCTTTAAAAACAATGATTTATAAAAAATCAAAAACTTGGATTTTTTTGGAAAAAAAAATAAGAAATTCCGTAAGTATTTGTTCTATATAGAAAACTTGGTGATTTGGCGGCTATGGGGTTGAAAGTGGGGTTGGGATGGGGTTGAAGTGGGGTTGGAAATTTCAACCCCATATGATGGCTTGTGCCCATAACTATATTAGCGATTGATGATATTGGGCGATAAGATATGCTGGTTTGAAACAATGAAAAAAATTGGAGGCAAATATAGTGAGTGAATTTTTGATTGACTTCGATGAGTACAAACAGGAATATATAACTGAGCACTTTAAGATTTCTGAGTTTAGATCAAAGGATGGCGCGGAGATGTCGGATGAGGTGAGGTTTAACATTGTGACATTAGCCAAACAACTAGAGGTTTTGCGTAGTGTCTTAAAAGTGCCGATACACATTAATAGTGGATATCGTAGCACGGCATACAATCTAGCAGTCGGCGGTGTGTATAACAGTTATCACGTATTGGGTAAAGCTGCCGACATATGGACAAAAGAAGTGCGGCCTAAAGAGATAGCATCAACCTTACAATCTTTAATGCGTAACGGAGACATATATATTGGCGGTATTGGTTTGTACAAAACGTTTGTGCATTATGATATTAGGCTACAGCATAGGTTTTGGTATGGTTAAAATTGTGGGCCTGGTAGGACTCGAACCTACAACCAATCAATAATGAGTCAAGTGCTCTACCAATTGAGCTACAGGCCCTTTAATAAAGTGAACATATTACCAGATTGGCCAAAGGATTGACAGTATTTGCTCTGGGCTTTAAAATACTCGCGGCATAAATTGCTTTAAATAGGCAAGCGAGTATGATGTTACAGAACCCTATAAGGGGTTATGAGTCAAACGGATGGCTGGATAGTTATGGAAAACCTCAAGTTACAGAACCCCATGAGGGATATAGATGCACGCGAACCCAACACCTTAATTGAAATAAGCAAAAAGACTTGACACGCTCTATCTTAAATTGAGATAATCCGCTATGATTTAAACTATACCTCAAGCGGTTAGTAAGGTGATGCATTTGGGCAAAAATGTGGTGTAAATACCACATATCCTCTCCTTCCTCTGCTAAAAGTCCGGAGTCGTTTGTCCCACCTTAAATTAATCGTGTGTGCCGTCGTTGGTAGCGGCGGCATACCTTATTCTTAATTCTCAATCAGTTTATCCTTAACTTTGTTGTAACGATAAAGCTTATACTTCTCAACTAAGTTATTGAAAGCTGTATCCAGATTTACAGTACCCCATTCTGGAGTCAATTCACTTCTGATTACTGCCCACCGATTCATCCCAATATTGGTACAGCCAACTATAGCGTATTCACATTCCGTTAATGTGATCCAATCTTCATCATTTTCAGCCACAATATTATCCTTTTATGTTAATTTGGGCGATATCAATACTAATAATAACTTATGGAGTGAAAAAATGGTAGATTGGAATCCAATTGTCGATTTTGTTAATATACTCGTAGGATTTTTGCCATACTTATTTTTAGGGATATTGGGCGGCGTAGTGGGATTGTTTATGAATGGCACTTGCGATAACGGCTGTGGTATCGTCATCGTAATAAAACGATGTGTAGTCTCTGCATTTGTTTCTTGCCTAGCATTTTTTTTAGCCTCAGAGCTTGCGCTAACAGATAACTATAAGATGTTGTTGGTGGGAGTGTCTGGGTTTGTGTCGTTAGATATATTGCCGTTGCTTCGGGAATATACGCTAAAGTTTTTTGAAGGGTGGGCTAAAGGAGAAAAGGGGACTCCCTTAAATAAGAGGATTGGTAATGTATAACATAATCTTTACAATAGAAGATATGCATGGCGCAAAATTAATGGCACTTTTGCAATACCTAAAGAGTAAGTTTAGGTTTGTGCATTTAATACCGGAGATGCGGAAAGTGGATGGGCGCGTAGCATATCAGGGCAATGTAAGTACTTTGCCCGCAGTAAGAACCTTGAGGTCGGAATTAAGTATTATAGGTGTGGATTGTGACGTGATAGGAGTCTGGCAGACGGAGGGTAAGAACGCGGGATTACAGCAGGGATACACATTAGCGAATGTGACTGATGATATCGCCCCAGAATACAAAGTGGTTAGGGCTAAGGTTGTGGAGCAAACAGACCTCTCTGTTATTGATGAGGCAATAGTCCACCCGTTTAATTTCAATGAATACCGTAAATTTTTAATTGACCGAGTGACGGTTAATGATGAACATAAAGTTGTGCGGAGTAGGCCCACCGCAAGGGAGGCTCAAGACACACAGGTGGCCTCTTTTTTTGCAAATAAAAAAAGGGACTTAACAACTTATGTGTAGCAATAAAAAACGGCACCCAACCTTGTTGAGTGCCGTTATGAGAGCGATGTTAGCGGGGGCTAAGCGCTAACAGTTGCAGGGTACTGATCAACCAGGATGTGGGTTTGGTTTAGGCATTGGCAATCACAATCTAATTCGCACTTAACCAAATCAACTAAGGCCGCTATAGCAGCGTTTTGGTCATCATAACCAATCGCGATAAAAGCGGGTATTTCAGGGGCGTAAACAGTCCATCTCTGGGTGACTTGATTACATATTGACTTGAGTTTGTATTGATTAACGGACATATCTTATTCCTTTTCAGTTGTTAAGTCAAGTTAAACTTTAAATCCACCAGAGACATATTTAGGAGCGGCCATCCGGTGGATTTGTTTTGCCAACATAGGGGATTGGCTTACATAAAATGTAAAATTGGTGATGTTGTGCAAACATCTCCCATTTTAAGGATATCTAACCCCAAAAAATCTGTAATCTTTTTTAGACTCGCAAAAGAGATTTTTTGGCGATTTTCGACACGACTAACGAGAGAGGTAGATAATCCTACTTTTTTGGCCATATCGCATTGGCTTATGAGCCGTCGCTTCCTGGCGTTTTTAATAACAGTTGAACTATCTTGTGTAAAATTATCCATCCTTTTACCTTAGTTAAAGAACAGTTGTTAAGTCAAGGATATTGAGTTTACAGCCCGGATGCGCTTTTTTGCATTGCGCCTCAAGGGCGATAGTAACCTCATTATCTGGCGCGTGTGATCTAAAGCGAAACAAATACTCTTGGCCAACATAAATTGTCTTGACCTCTTTGACTTGCAAATCAGAATGTTGAAGAACACTTGCGAGTGCGCGGTCAATATAAAACCATCCCCATTTTGTGCGGGTGATATTGATATCACGCTCTGCGCGACTAAGAGCGTGACTCTTGGCTTTCCAAAAAACTTGGAAAAAAGTAAGGTCTTTACGGGGTGGGTATTTACGCCTTTCTTTTGCATCCAGGGCGTTATAAACGGCTATAAAACCTCGACCATTCCAACAGTCGTAACCGTCCGCTATCTTTTTGGGGGCTAGGCCAGAACTCTTCAGCTCAGGGAGAGTTTTCATGATTGGCGGCCTATTTGTGTAAACATAATGCTCAAACACCCAAACTTTAGTTTTAGCGTTCCACTTGTACCCAAGTTGCTGCATTAAAAAAAGAATGCCCTCGCGATCAAGGTTGGGCGGTGTATCGCCGAAAATCTGAGGACTTGAGTTTAAGTGATCGGCCTTAAACTTGAGAACCTTCATATTTTCGGCAATTTTTTTGATAGCAGCTTTCCACTTGGGGTTTTTATACCACCTTTGGTTGGTTGCATTTTTCATCGAACCTTACCCTCTTCTAGTGCCGCAACTACCCGCGCCAATAACTTGGCGGTTTTTATGGCGTTGGGGCTTTTGTCTATCAATGTCAAACTAATAGCCGCCCTTAACCCCTCGGTAAGTGCCATAAGAGAGAATCCTTCCTTGTTATCTAATTGCCTCACCTTAGCCCAACTTACTAACCCATCTGCTGTTATATTCATACAAACACCTCACTTGTAAACAAAAAACAACTTCTTACCAATTTCGTAAAGAAATTTCTCCAAGTCAAAAGAAATATCAGGACTGATATCAGATGCCATCTCAGTAAGCCCTAATAAGAATCTATCAGGCTCAAATATTGGTAACCCCTTCATATAAGCCACACATTCGTCAATCATCTTGTCTTTACACACTTCGTAAGTGTCGCGTAGAGTGTTTCTGGTTTGGGCCGCACTATTTATAGGGTCTTCACGTTCCCCAAGTAAATAAGGCAGATTTTCACCCGAACGATGTAATTGGTAAGTGATTCTTTTACCAACAACGTGACGTGTGTTATAAAACCCACCTAATACCCTGTTTTCAAATTCCCCTAACTTACGACTTAGGCCACGGATAGCACCATTTTCTGTTCTAAATTGCAAACCACCCTCTTCAAAAATCCCTACGTCTTGGGCTAAAGACAAAAGTTTGTTTGAAGACACATGTTTGTCTTCGTGGGTTTCATACCACTGATTGTAGAAAATTTTCCACACACTCATTTCTAATGAGTCGGTATTGGTCGCATTGTCATAACTAATCGGAGAAAAATCATTAGCCAGTAACACGCTCCCCATAACATGGCTCCACTTTTCAAATGAACCTAAAGCACCATATTTATCTACTTTTTCCAACCATTTAGCCCTATCTTTTAGCCAGTTGTTGACCAAAATAAGACAAGATAGATTAAGCACGCGGATATTTTCAGTCACCCAGTTATCTAGTGGCGCATGTTTCATACCCTTCCTTAAATGTGGATACTCACACTTGGGGTCTAGTTTTATCTCAACTATCCGGCGAGTTAAATCTGTCCCGACGTTAGGATTGTTTGCAGTCAATGCCCAGACGGCGTTATTTTTAACCGCGATTGTTTTTGAACTACCTAACAGTCGGTCACTAAAAGAGCGGGTGGTCAACACTAATGAAAGTGCGGGTGCGCTTATCTTTGTGGTGACATTGTCGAAAATAATGTGTGTACTGCCGCTCAAAAGACGGGAGAATATATTTTTCCGCCATTCCTCATTGGATATACTATCGGGAACTGGGCTTGCACTAACGTCACTATTAAAAACTCTAGCTAACTGGACAGCTAAAAGTGACTTACCGCTACCTTGTGTCGTGGCACTAAATAAATGCAGGGGCGTATTGCCGTTAATGAAATTTAAACAGTAAGGCAATAATAAATAAGATATTGCGATATTGCGGTGATTATTTGATAAAAATGGGAAATTAACCAATAAATGGTTAAGTATCATCGCTTTAGCGAGGGCGACATTGTCGATAGTCGGTTCAATTTCTTTGGCTGTGATGCCGTAAACATCCCAATTAAACAATCTATCTTTGGGGTAATAACCCTCGCCCATAATCATATCGCCGTCTTGTGACACAACGGGTTTGTGAGTTATCTTTTCAAGAGGTGGAAATACTTGTGTATCACTTTGTAAAACACAATCAGCCAATAATCTTGTCGGGGTTGTGTGGGTAAGCTTTTTATCCTTAGCGTTTTCGGTATAAAACGCAATATATTGTGATGCCTTTAAAAGGATAGCAGGAGCCTCTAGCGGTTCCATACCCGCTATCCCGCCACAGTCGGATAATGGAGTGAGTTTGACAAGTTGACCACCTTCACGCTGGTAAATCCACTGACTAGCTGGGGCATTTTTCATCCCTTCGCTAATCGAATTAATTATTGTGTTTACCTGATGATCTAATTGCGTCCTGTTTAAAACCAGCGGGATTTTTTCTTGACCAGAAGGTTCGGGGCGATGTTCGCTTTCCTGTTCTTGTGTCGCATTAATGGGAAGGCGGTTTTCACTTGAAGGTGTGTACTCTACCCATCGCAAATCAGACAACACTGTACCTGCCGCGAGTACATCCTCAATATCCCAATGTTCCCCCCAAGAGTCAGGTATTTTTAACATAATCACCGCTATTGCGCCGGCGGCAATTGCCTTTTCTGCAACAACATTGGCGGCTTCAATCCCTGGTTGATCATTGTCTGGCCATATAGCTAACTTTTTGCCTTTAAGGGGCGAGAAGTCTGTTTTACTTATGGATTTTGCGCCACCTATCGTTGTAGTAGCAGCCCACCCATCTTTCTTGGATGTGATTTGTAGTGTCGCGATATTGGCGCATTTTTCGCCCTCTAGCCATAACACTGATGAACTATTAATAATATTGGGGAGATTGTAGAGTGGGCGATGATTTTTGTGGCGGGCTAATCCACCGTATTCCCACCAGTTGCGCTCATTTACGGTCAACACCGTAAATAATTTTTCCCTAACCCCAGGGGTTATGTTTGTGTCTAATCTGCAAACCAAGATTTTGACGACACCCTCTTGATCAGAATAAAAGTAAGTCTCGGTGGGCGTTTCATTTTTATATTGAGGTGAAAAAAAGAATTTTTCCGGCAATTTCTGGAAATCTTTTTTTGCAGTTGTGCCTTTGGGGGTTGACACGTCCCGTGAGTTTGTCATAAAATTCACGCCAAGTTTTTCTGCAAGAGTGAGCATGTTATCACGATAATCAGCGCAGCCATTTAAATAATGGAACAGTTGACATAAATCACTGCCGCGCTCGTTTACCGCGAAATCAGCCCATCTCCCAGTTGATAAATTGATTTTAAAAGAGCCTAAGTGTGTATCGTTGCGGGTAGTGTTTAGGGCTACCCACTCTTGCCCCTCTTGTCTACCAATAGGTAGCCATTGTTTAACAATATCGGGGTTTTGATGCACTACTTTTTTGAGCGTTTCAAAGTCTACATATTTGCTCATAATTATTAGGTCACTAGCGTTGAGTGGGGATGCATTGTAACTCTATCGCCACATCGAAATTAATCTCTCAAGATTATTTCGTCGTCCGTCAGTTTAGCAATTAAATTACTGTATCGCACGGGGATTAGTTTTTTCTCAAACCACTTACTAGGCGTAGAGCTATGGATGCCCGCAAATTTTGTAAACTCGGCCTGCGAGCCATACTTAACAAGCATAGCCATTTTTATTGCCCGGATGTTTCGTTTGGTTAATTTCGTTTGGATAGTTTTCATATAAACTTCACCTTTATCAAAATAAATCATCATTAATCAATCTGGGGCGTATAGTAAACTATTTATAGGGGCCAAGTCAACCCCTTTTTTGAAAAATTCTAAAAAAAAAAAATGAAATTTAAAATACCCGCTTTGCACGCCACTTTTTGGCGTGTGTATGAAAAAATAAATGCTGGACGTGAGAAAAGTATCGCTTGCAAATTTAGTCGCGAAGATAGGACTTTATTGCGGAAAATATTAGGTAATCACACATTAAATGATAGTTTGATAAGGGTATCGGGTCTGGCAAAGGAGTATGCGAGTGAGTATGTCGGTGATAGTGAAGTGCATACAGCATATTATAGGTTTATGCGGAGGTTCCAACGAGATAGGATTCCGCATATTATGGTTGGTCGTCAGTTATACACCAAACGTGGTGTCACAAAGTGGAGAGATTTTAAGTTGACCAAAGCGGAGCGTGTATATTGGACTATATTAATAAAGCTTAATGAAGTGGCAAACAGACGCACCTTGAAATGCCGATTTACAAGATTTGAAACTGATTTCCTTTTGAAGACTTTAAAAAACCACCCACTTTACAAAAGCTTAATACCTTTACCGGAGTTTGTGCGTAAACTATTTTTAATAAGGCGAGAATATTTATATAGAAGTCTTTATAACCGTTACATAGGACGGATTAGAAGAGGATATATCCCAGCTTTGAAGGTTGGTGGTAGATGGTTTATGCGTGTAGAGACGTTTAAGGAATTTGAATATATTGAACTCAATGGTGGTGAAAAGACCTCACTAAAGCGCGAAACGCGGGAATTTAAAAAAATAGCGAGTATAATAAAAAAAGAAAATCTTGCCCCCACCCCAGAACTATTGATTACCCGTTTTGAAATGTCGGGCTACAAGAGCTTTCTATTTTTAGAGTATTATGATCATCATCATTTAAACATTGAGTCAACGGAGCAACCATAAAGGATTGCCCCTACAAAAACGGCACTGAAGGTTGGGGCAATCCCTTGTGGTTGTCCAAATTAGCACTCAATAAATATATACCAAAGGGCGATAATGCGGAAAAATAAGACTGATAAAAATCAGAAGGCAATTTGTGCTGGTTTGCAAAAGGTAGGAGCCACAGTAGCATACCTGCAAGGCGTAAAGGGCGGATGCCCTGACTTAATAGTCGGGTATAAGGGCAAAAACTACCTATTTGAAATAAAGAACCCAGAGACAAATGGCCAACTAAATGATTTACAAAAAGAATTTTTTGCAAATTGGAAAGGGCAAGTAGTTGTGATCAAAACATTAAAGGAAGCTTATGGATTTCTTGGAATTGAGAGAAACGTTACGGCTTAGGTTGGATGCTGTAGGTGCTACTGGTTTTTATAGCGATAGTGAGCTAAACACTTATATCAATAGGGGATTGGTTGCCCTATCTGAGCTCGTGCCCGTGGCTACAAATATAGTGCTCAACATTACGGCTGGGGAAGCGCGTTATGAAATTTCAGATAATGTGGTGGATGTATCAGGTATCACTCTTAGTAGCGGAGAGAGTCTAAATTGTGTGCCTGACCTCAGTGTCCCCAGAGAGTATATAGCGGCTGGGCATGATATCGGCACTGTCCCGCGATATTATATAAAGGCTGATCGGATTATATATATATTTCCAACCCCTGCAATTGATCATACAGCCACTCTTTATTACACAAGATTGGCTACTCCGCTTACATTAAATACTGATGAGCCTGAGTTAGGCGAAAGATATCATTTTTTGATCATCCATTATGCCGCGTGGCTATGCCTGACTAAAATATCGGCAACCGCAGTTGATGAGACTGCGAAAAATTTCTTGGCATTAGGGCAATCGGAGTTAGCATTTTTTCAAAGTAACTTTGAGGCAAAAGATGGTTGGGGGTGCAAGAAATGACGACACATGAGTTATTGGTCTTGACCAAAACTTTCTTAAAGGATGTGAAATATTTTGATGAGGAAATTTGTGCAATTCTCGATATTGCACAGAGGGAATTTGCATTAAACACTCGTATTTTAACTAAACACGTAAATATAGACATATTGGAAGGTGAGCAGGCGTGGGCATATGGTAATGACGTGGTGAAAATTTATAGTGTAATTTTAGCAAGTGAGGATAAATTACTACAAAGAGTCTCACGGGCTTATTTGAATAAATACTATCCTGATTGGGTATTAACAACCACTAAAGCCACCCCTGATTTATGGATAACCCATAATTTTGAGCTGCATTTAAGGGCCCCCGCTATTGCTGACGACACATTGATTTTAACTGCCGCCGTATTGCCAACTGCCACCCTAAGTTGTGCGGATTTGGGCGCATCCCCAGAAATACCAGTAGCTTATCATATGGCCCTAGTTTGGCATACTTTATCGGTGTTATTAGATGAGCCAAAATACCAAGATAGATATATGCAAATGATATGCCATGCACACGGAGCCGAAATAAGAAATTACTCGACTTCAAAGGGCCCACAAGATAATTGGGATAAGGGTTATTAGTTATGATATTTGATAGTATTTTCATCTCTCGCGTGTCAGAAGTGCAAGTCAGCGATATAGCTGATAATACCGGTAATTGTGCGGGTTTATATATTGGGAGCGGTGGAGATTTGAAAGTAGCTTTACAGTCAGGTGATACCGCAGTATTTAAAAACCTTCCAGACAATACCTTTTTGACTGGTTATTTTGCGCGTGTGTTTTCAACCAATACAACATGCAGCGACATATTAGCAATCTCATAAGGATGGTTAAATTTTGGAAAACAACGTTCTTTTAGGTGAGAAAAGCTTAACAAATACCCCAAACCGCGTAGGCTTACAAGTCGCTGAAAATATTGATTTTAGGGCAGGCGGGATAGCGCGACGCGCTGGATGGCAAAAAATTGTAGATATATCAGGGGTTAGGAGTTTTTGTGTTGCGTCACCAACTTGGGCCCTATTTCAGACTGAAACGGGGTTGTACACATTAAATGCGACGGATTATTCTTATAACCTGGTTGCGACCCTTACTCCGACAAATAGGATAACTTGTGTCCAAGCAAATAACGCCATTTGGTGGAGTAATGGGGTTGCAATTGGTTATGTCGATATTTTGACAAACGAAAACACTTTTTTTATTCAAAAGCCCGAAAACTTCACTATTGAGTTATTGGTTGGTGGCGGTGATTTAGAGGCGGGTGATTACATGTGTTGCATTTCTTATGCCAGAGAAGATGGAGTCGGAGGTGTTGGCTCTGATAAAATCACTTTATCTGCATCAGCAGGTGACGGCATACAGTTTTCTTGGGCGGATACAGCACAACCAAATACTGAAACAAAGGTATTATTTCATATAACCAAAAAAGGTCTTGGCACGCAATATGTAGGTGCAACAATAGACTTTGATGTCGGGTATGGTTATTATCAAAAAGACACATCTGAACTTGCTGAGTTGTCCACATTTTATGACGCGGCTATCCCAGCGAGTCCAAACTTGGTTTTTTGGGGCCAACGGTTATTAGTGACAAGTGGTAGAAATATCTACTACTCCGCTTTAAATTCATTTGAGAGCAGAGAAAATAATACCGGTGTTTTATTTCCAAGTGATATAAGAAATATGGAAGTTTTATCGGCTACAAAATTAATAATCAGCACTCAACATACCGTTTATTTATTGCATAGTGACTTCTCTTATAAAACGATAATCAGTGATATAGGCGTGTTTGTTGGTGGCATTTCTAAAAGGTGCGCGATATTTATAAAAAACGCGGGTAGTGCTTATGCGATAACAGGGTGTTTTTTGTTAAGCGTAAACAATGGCGCAATTTTTATAAAAGAAACCGGTGAGTTGTTGAATTTTACAACCAATATATTTAATTATTTAGCATCTTTTGGCCAAAACTGCCGGATAGCAGTTAATAATGGTGAGATTTACTCAATCCATTTTTAGAGGGAGATTATGTTAAGACGATCTACAGGGTTTAAGAATGCTTTATTGGGCACAAACGCTTTCTCTGCAATTTTAGCAAATTGCTATATTAACATTTATTCGGGAACACAACCCGCTAGTGCTGACTCTGCGGCATCTGGCGTGCTATTGATGACAATAACTGCTGATGGAGGCGGGTTAAATTTTGATACTCCGTCAGCAGGTGTAATTGCAAAAGATAGCACTGATTGGTTGGGGACTGGTATTGCGGAGGGAGTAGCTGGATGGTTTCGGTTATATGAAAACACAGATGATCCTGCCTTAGCGAGTACAACCAAGGCTAGAATTGATGGGCAAATAGCAATTTCTGGCGCAGAGTGGAATATGTCAAGCACGGCGATTTCAGTAGGATCAATTTTGGAGGTTTACTCGTTTACTTATGGGCTTTAAAGAATAATGAATTATGCATTAAGTAACTTTCCATTTAATAGTGGGCTGGGTTTTAAAGAGCAAGTCACTGTAGTATTGACTGAGCCAGCCCATACAATAACGCTTACAAAGCGTTCTAGTGAAATAAACCTTTCACCTACTACCCCATCAATTAGCTTTGAGGGCGATATAAGATATGGAGAAGTTAAACGTTTTATCAAGACAACAATAACAGAAAAAATGGAAGTGTACTGCTCCGATTACAAGGCTGATATTAGCGATACCTTTACTTCATTAGGTAATTTAGGCGGAGTTATTATTGGTCAGAATAATGATGGGCTTTACGCATTGACAGCTAGTGATGATGAAGGGGCAAGTATTGATGCCTCCGTAAAAACAACACCGATTGATTTTGATGACGAACAAATTAAATTGATTTTCAGGCTACGGTATATCACGGACTCCGAAAATCTACAGGCGTTGGTAAGTGTAAACGGCAATGATTACACACTTGATCCATTTTACGCGGGGAGTGGCAACCTTTTTTTTCGTATTGCGGAGCCAGAAAAGGCTCAATTTTATGAAATTGGTTTCCAGAATACGGGGGGGGAGGACTTTTTTTTCAATTATTCACAAGTAACATATATTCAGTTTGATAGATAACTTTTACAATACTAGGCGGTGCTTCGGCCCTGTAGCGGGAGTCGGGCTTTTCTTTTTGCATTTAGATACTGGGCGGTGCTCCGGCCCTGTGGCGGGAGTCGGGCTTTTCTTTTTACAATTAGCTGCTGGGCGGTGCTCCGGCCCTGTAGCGGGAGTCGGGCTTTTCTTTTTGCATTTAGATACTGGGCGGTGCTCCGGCCCTGTGGCGGGAGTCAGGCTTTTCTTTTTACAATTAGCTGCTGGGCGGTGCTCTGGCCCTGTAGCGGAGGTCGGGCTTTTCTTTTTACAATTAGCTGCTGGGCGGTGCTCCGAGCCTGGGGCCCTTTCTTTTGGCAATGTGGAGCTAGGATTGGATAAACTATGGAAACAATTAACCCTGAACAATATGGCGTAGGATATTTAGGGGCATCAAATGCAGCTAGTATCGCCGGCGTGGGTAGGCACAGCCGTATTGAGATATATTATAGCGTATTGGGGCATAAGCAGGCCCAACCAAGTGCTCCGATAAATTATGCGGAGATGGGCCATAAATTTGAGGGCGATATAATTCGCCTATTTGAACTACAAAAAAATAAGGTGGTAGTTGATAGGCAGGCTGAGTATACCCATCCTTGCCGCGATCTAGATGGTTTTCATTTCATCAGGGCCCATATTGACGGAGCAATAAGGGATGCAACCGGAGTCTGTCCAGTTGAAGCAAAACTGGTAAACAAATATGCAAAAAAAGAATGGATGGAGACATTGCCAATTGATTATTATTATCAAGTGTTGGCGCAAATGATGTTGAGTTGTGCTAAAGTCGGATATATAGCCGCCGCTTTTGTGGACTGGCAAGCATTGGCAGAGAGTGAGAATTTGGGTTATGCTTTAGATGATTTTGTGATTTTTGAGGTTATGGAAGATAAAGGGATAATGGAAGAGATTCTAAGCACTCAGATATATTTCTGGGAAAATTATATATATAAAAAAATACCTCCGCCAATCCAACCCGAAAGGGCTGACTATTTACAACAAGTGCGGTTATTAAAAAAAATGAAGGGCGAAGTTATGGGAGTTTTATCACTTAATGACAATAACGCGAAGCGTGCGGAGATGGTGGCCAAATATAGAGAGTATGAAGCCATAAAAAATGAGGTTAAATTAATAAATGGTATGCTGCTTTCCTTAAAAAAACAAGAGCGACAAGCGTTAGCTTATATCGAGGAGCAAATGGGTAATTTTAAGGAAACTGATGTCATACCAGAACTGGGCGGCAAAATTATTTTTCAGCAAAAAAATAGGCGTGGTTTCACTGTCGCGCCAAATGTGTACTATAAAATTGGATTTACGGAGGTGAAATAATGCAGCAGATGGCGCAAAGCAACACAAGTGGTGGTGCTATAGGAAACACAGCATTAACTGCTTTTAAGGTAATGACAGAACGATATAAGCCTCAACTGGTTAATACACTCCCAAAACATTTGAGTATAGATAGGTTTTTAGGGGTTGCGTATGAATTGTTAAGAAAAAATCCCAAACTTGGATCGTGTAGCCCCGATTCTTTTTTTTCTGCAATATTACGCTGCGCTCAAATCGGCTTAGAACCTGGCGAGTTAGTATATCTTGTCCCATTTAAAGGGGAGGTATCCACAATTATTGGATACTTGGGATTGTTGGAGCTAGTTTATCGGAGCCAAAAGGTTAAGACAGTGTACGCCGAGGTGGCTTATAAATTTGATGTTTTTGACGTGATGCTAGGATCATCTCCGTCAGTTAAGCATATCCCCAAAAATGGGGAGAGGACAAATGAGAATATCATGGCGGTCTATGCGGTCGCTAAAATCGACGATAGCGTCATTTGTCAGGTCATGTATCTTGATGAGATTATTAACGCTATGCAGCGGAGTGTATCTTGGCGATACGCGGATTCAAAAAATAAAGATTCAATCTGGCATATGCATTTTGTGCAGATGGCCAAAAAAACAGTACTCCGCCGATTGATCACTTACCTTCCTAAATCTGCGGAAATTATACAAATTTTACACGATGGGGATAGTTGATGTTAGTTTACAGCAATAACGCGATTGGACATTTAAACGCCTCAGTATCAATTGGGGCGACAACCCTTGTCTTGGAGACTGGAGACGGGGCAAACTTCCCATCGCCCACGGCCAATCAATTTTTTTATGTCCGGCTAGGGAATGATACAACTAACGAAGTTGTCAAGGTTACAGGGAGGGCGGGGGATACTTTTACGTGTGAGGCAACAAGCAGTGGTTGGGACGCTGAGACTTTAGTTATTTGTAGTGTCGCTGCCGAAGTGTTTGATGAGTTTTTGCAATTGGACGCTGCCGATCAAACTGTGAAAGGGTTTAAAGTACAAAGTTATGCGGAGGTTTTGGGCACGCCTTCTAGTTCGTCTGGTGTTTTGACAATTAACCTGGATGATGCTAATCTATTTAGCACAACATTAACTGAAGATATCACGACATTAACTATATCAAATGTGCCGTCAGGGGTTGCAAACTTCGTGTTAATTTTTACTCAAGATGGCACGGGGAGCTGGAGTGTAACTTGGCCCGCAAGTTTTAAATGGCCTGGCGGCAATTCCCACTCCGTTACTGCCGCCGCAGGGAGTATTGACGTTATAGTGGGATTCAGTATGGACGGAGGCTCAACTTGGTTAATGTCTTTAGCAGGGGCCGATTATTCATAACTTTGTTTTTTGCAATTGCCTAGCTCGTCGGGACGCTTAAAATTGTGGCCCAGCTTATGTACTCCGACCATAAGCTAAATGCAAAAAGACAAAAGAAAGGGATGGGCCGCACACTCGGAGCACTAACTAGCACCGCCCAGCAGCTAATTGTAAAAAGAAAAGCCAGACTTCCACCACAGGCCCAGAGTATCGCCCAATAACCAATTGCAACAAGATTGTTGCCAGTTGATGATCCTGTAAAAAATTTTTCAGAATTAAGCGAATCTGTGTTAATATTTTTCTAAAGCAAATCTTAAAAAAAGGGGGGCGGGGGGTAAAAAAATGACGATTCTTTTTGCAATGGAAAGCTGGGGCTAAGCTATTAAAATAGTGTGAAATCAACCCGCTTTTTAGCGGGCTGATGGCTATATCAATAACTAAAAAGCTCCTTAATGTTTATAGTTACACCTGCTCTCTTGTCGCGGATGAGCGGGGTTTCTGGAGAATAAGGGCGATTGCGATTGCGATCCCCAAGAAAAACGTTAATACTATGGGAGGGCGGCACAACAACCCAGGCGGATTTTACGCCCATTTCAAAGTACATCTCTGTCTTTTCAACTAAATATGAGATATACTGTTGGGGCGATAATATCTCAATAACTAGGTCTGGGATCTCGACGGCGACAGTCCTATCTATCGTCATATCAATCTGACCTTGCGTGTAAACCGCCAAATCTGGCTTGACGTAGTTTTGCCATTCTGAACGCCATTTAGCTGGATTTGGGAGAGATAGCGTGCTGATGCTTAGCTCAGTTAAAACAATTTTACCTGGATTCTTGCTAATCAGCAAGCTAGAAAGTTTCGCCTGTAAAAAGGCGTGATGTTTTGCAGCCATGATTGTGTTCATATCTTAGTTAGTGCGTAAATAAAAAATGATTGTCAAATGTAGGGGCGATGACATCCACCCCTACTCCACCACTTAATCTACTATAACTCTGCGTATCTCAGCAGTTAGGGCGTTGTACTTGGCAATCGCGTTGTGGCGTTTTAACTCATCATTCAGGAAATCGTTGAATTTTTCCCGATATGCCAAATCATCACACTCACAAGGAAAGCAAGTGGGCAAGGATGGATGAAGAGTAGCTAAAAAAGCGTCTCGCTCACAGTATGGACATCTCACTCTATTCATTAGAGCAGAGGGCCTAAACCAAGTCCCGCATCGACATTGCCATGTAATCTCATTAAACTTAGTCATATAGTCACCATTAAATTTAAAGTTAATCAATACGAATCAATATAAATCAAGTGAGGGTGTATAATACACCACTCACTTAATGAATGTCAAGGGTTAAAAAAGAGCCATAGTTGTTGGCCCATCATTAAGCGCGTCATCAATATCAACATAACGCCCTGTAGCGATACTAACGATTGTGATAGCTAACCTGTGTTTGTAGGCTGTCTTTATCATGTTTAGGGTTCCAGATCGAACCCTCTTTTCATCCCAAAACGCCAGTAAATGTGTCGCGGCTTTTGCCATTTGGGCGTTGCGGATTGGGCCTGCTGATCGCCCGTATTGTTGCCAATCAGCTTTAAATCGCATAATCGGCAGGAAATGTTCGGTTGCATATTGTTCTCCCAAGGTATCCACACCTTTAGCAGCCCCAGACACAATTATTAATTCTTGCTCAGTATGGGCGGCGCGGAAAAGATGGATATGCGTTTTAATGAGCCCGTAATCAGAACAATGACGACTACCTGCAACAATCAACTTAATGGACATAATTATTACCCCCATCCTTAATTGAAATAAATCAAAATTAATCAATACAGGAGTAATAATAACACAGGTTTAGTGCTTGTCAACCCCTTTTGTTAAATATTTTTTAACCTATTTTTTAACCCTTATATATAATTAGATAGACTATAAAAACCAAATTGTCAATAGTGAGGCGGTATTTTTTTTAATCTGTGCCCCGCAAGTATGGAGTAGCACCGCCCAGCATCTAATTGTAAAAAGAAAAGCCCGACTCCCGCCACAGGCCCAGAGTATCGCCCAATAGCTAATTGCAAAAAGAAAAGCCTGACCTCCGCTACAGGGCCAGAGCACCGCCCAGTATCTAAATGCAAAAAGAAAAGCCAGGCTCCCGCTACAGGGCCAGAGCATCGCCCAGTATTTAAATGCAAAAAGAAAAGCCAGGCTCCCGCTACAGGGCCTGAGCACCGCCCAGTACCTAAATGCAAAAAGAAAAGCCTGACCTCCGCTACAGGGCCAGAGCATCGCCCAGTATTTAAATGCAAAAAGAAAAGCCAGGCTCCCGCTACAGGGCCGGAGCACCGCCCAGTACCTAAATGCAAAAAGAAAAGCCTGACCTCCGCTACAGGGCCAGAGCACCGCCCAGTATTTAAATGCAAAAAGAAAAGCCAGGCTCCCGCTACAGGGCCGGAGCACCGCCCAGTATCTAAATGCAAAAAGAAAAGCCTGACCTCCGCTACAGGGCCAGAGCACCGCCCAGTATCTAAATGCAAAAAGAAAAGCCAGACCTCCGCTACAGGGCCAGAGCATCGCCCAATAGCTAATTGCAAAAAGAAAAAGGGGGGGGAGTACCAAAGGCCCTAAACACTCCGACCAGAAGTTAATTATAAAAAGGCTTCTCTGTACTGCGGGGAATAGTTCCATCTAAATGCTTCCCAACCCTAAAGATTATGGGCGCAGAGGAGTAAGTGGAAGGAAGCAAATATGCTTCCCTGTACAAACGAAAGGAAGCAAATATGCTTCCCTGTACTCGATTTTAGCTATTTTTTTTTCCAAATT